GTTCAATAGTTTTATTTGGTACTGTGTAGAGTTTATTTCTCTTGACAGTATTATTTCTATTTTAGACACTGGTAGCGTCGGGTTGCTCCTTAGGGGTCCGATCCTTGCTGGTTGGTAATCAGCCGTGTGAATCCGCGTTAAGGGTTAAGGCAGGGTCCAGAATCCTCTGGGTTGCTCTCCGTTAACATTAACCTGAAACGGAAAGGAATCCGGTATGAGTACCGAAATTCCCGTTAGTTTTGCACAACAGTACAAGGATAGCTTCCTCCTGCTGTCACAGCAGCGCGGATCTAAACTTCGTGGTGCAGTGCGGACTGACCCAGACTTTCTTAAAGGGAAAGCTGGGTATTTTGATCGGATTGGGTCCACTGCTATGCAGCGGCGCACAAGCCGACACCAAGATACGCCGTTGATTTCAACCCCCCATTCCCGGCGTCGGATTACAATGGAGGATTGGATTTGGGCCGATCTTATTGACGATGCAGATCGCATTAAGATGGCAGCGAATCCAGAATCTTCCTATGTGATCAATGCCGTCTGGGCTTCGGGTCGCGAGATTGATTCGGCTGTATATGCTGCCATGGGCGGTAATGCCTATTCCATGGACGAAGACGATGCTGCTTCCACTGTTGCTCTGCCTGCTGGGCAGAAAGTTGCTGTGAACAATCACAGCTTCGACAGCGGTAGTGGTGATGTTGGCCTTACTGTTGGTAAGCTCATTGCTGCCAAAAAGGTTCTTTGGGCCAACAACGTCGATGTGGATAACGAGGCTCTGTTCCTCCTCGCTAACGGTCATCAGCTTGGTAAGATGCTGGCCGAGACGGAGGTTCAGTCGCGTGACTACAACGACGTGTACGCCCTAGTCCAGGGTCAGGTAAATCAGTTCATGGGCTTCAATGTTATCCATTACGAAAGTGTTAGCACTGACTCTTCATCGGACGAGCTAGTTTATGCTTGGGCGATGAGCGGTGTTGGCTTGGCGATGGGTATGGAGCCCACTGTCCGCGTCTCTGAACGTGCGGACAAGAACTACTCAACTCAGGTGCATATCGAGCAATCGATGGGCGCCACTCGTATTGAAGACGAGAAGGTAGTTGAGATCGCCTGTGATCCGAGCTAGAAAGGAACTGTGCAATGGCTGTTACTACTGAATACTCAAGTCAGTATACTGAGTCTTACGTCACGGTTCCCGCGAAGGTTCCTGAGACCCATGAGTGGATGGGCCGCTTTCGGATTGGCTATTTCGAGTTTACGCAAGGTAGTGCCGCTGGTGATGCGACCTCCGAAGCGTACTTGATTCGGCTTCCCGCTGGTAAGGTTCGTCTTATTCTTCCGATGTCGCGGATTCACGTCTCGGCATTGGGTTCTTCGCGAACTTTCGACCTTGGCTGGCTTGCCTACACGGATGATGATAATTCGACAGTAGCCGCCGATCCTAACGGATTGGATGATGGTGTTGATGTTTCGTCTGCTGTAGCGTTTGCTCCAGCTGGAACCGTTGGTACGCATGAAACGAAACTGTTTGAATCGAAGGCGGGTGTTACCATTTCCGCTCAGATTAACGACGGTACGATTCCTGCTGCCGCGACGATAGGGGGCTACTTTGTCTACGTGATAGACTAGGCCCCTAGTGGTGTGTAAAAACTTAGGGGGGGTCTTTTTAGGCTCCCCCTTCGTTTTAATTTAGGCAAGATATGACCCAAATAAGTGAAGTGAGTATAGCTAACGGCGCTTTGACTTACCTGGGCGATAAAACTATTACGTCCCTATCGGATGATAGTAATCAGGCCAGGGCATGTAATGCTAGGTATGCCCACATTAGAGATGCTGTAACCAGGGCACATCCCTGGAATAGCGCCATTACCAGAGCGAATATCGCTAAGACAACGACGACTCCCGTATTTGAATATACTGGTCAGTTCGTCCTTCCGTCTGATCCGTATTGTTTGAGAATTTTAGAAGTTGAGGACTACGCCAATACTGAGTGGACTGTTGAGGGGAGGTATCTGTACGCAGACGCCTCCTCCTTAAACATTCGGTACATAAACCGAGTGACTGACCCAATGGATATGGACCCATTGATGGTTGAAGCCATAAGCTCTCGTTTAGCTCATGCGATATCGTTTCGCCTAACCTCGGATAGAAATCTTAGAGTCGAGTTATGGCAGACATATCAGGAGATATTACGTGAGGCTCGATCAATAGATGGACAGGAGGGTGCGCCGCCGGTGATTAAGTCAGAGACATTCACTGACATAAGGTTGTAATGGCTCTATTTACCGATGTATATGCGGGGTTCCCTGCGGGTGAAGTCTCATCGAATATGTATGGTCGTGTAGACCTACCGACGTATAGACAGTCCCTTAAAATTTGTGAGAATGCCATTGTTCTACCGCAGGGAGCCGTGCGGAGAAGGGATGGAACTATCTTTGTGGCAGAGGTTAAGAACTCTGCACACAACACTCGCTTGATACCATTCGATGAGAGTACCACCGACGCATACGTGCTTGAGCTTGGTAATACGTATATGCGGTTCTACAAGAATAATGCTCGAATTGAGAGTGGTGGTTCTGCTGTAGAGATCAGTACCCCGTGGCTACATACCGATGTCTTTGACATTCAGTACGCCCAAGATCACAACACTATGTATCTTGTGGATGGCGGCTTTACCACAAGGAAACTCACCCGAACATCGGATACAAGCTGGACTCTTTCCGAAGTTGTCTTTGTTGATGGTCCTTATCTTGATGAGAATAGATCCGCTGTAACTATGACTCCGAGTGCTACGTCGGGGTCATCCATTACTATTACTGCTTCCTCCGCTACTTTTGCCACGACTGATACTACTGGGTCTGGTGGAAATGGAGCCTACGACAGACTCATAAGGATCAAGCACAGCACTACCTGGGGACATGCAAAGATTGTTGGCTACACTAGTGCAACAGTCGTAACAGCAACCGTTCTAACTAACTTTGGTGGAACTAGTGCCAGTAGTGATTGGAGGTTGGGAGCCTTCTCTACGACCACAGGTTTCCCGACTGTCATTGGTATGCACGAGCAGCGCCTCCTTCTTGCGGCTACTGCCGGTAATCCGCAGGATATGTGGGCTTCACGTACAGGCTATCTTGAAGATTTTGAGCCGGGTACGGATGATGATGATGGCTTTGGCTTTACTATCTACGCCAAAGATAGGAATAAAATTAACTGGTTTGCTTCTTTTGGACAGGACTTATTTTCTGGAACAACACGAAGGATACTGAACCATCAGGACGCCATAACCCCGACTAATCCCCGTCTAAGTCCTATTACTAAACCTGGATCTATTCCACGGATGTTTGTTGAGATAGGCGATAGTCTGGTCTATGTGCAAAAATCTACAAGGGAGGCATTTGAGATACGCAGGGGTCAGTCGGTTACTGATCCCAGGTATGCAGTTAGAGACCTAACATTTAGTGCTGACCATGTTCTATCTAGTGGGGTTGTTGACCTTAGCTGGCAAGAAACGCCGTATCCTATTCTTTGGTTTGTTAGAAACGACGGTCTTCTTGCTGGTCTTACTTATGATATAGCGAACGAGGCTCTTGCATGGCATCGCCATACTACGATGGAAGGTTCCTTTGAGAGTCTTGCTGTAATCCCTAAAGCTGGAACAACTGGTGTTGAGGAGTACGATCAGGTCTGGTGTCTGGCTAATAGGGATCAGAGAGCGCAGGCTACCTGTACGATTACAGTTACCGATGCTGCCAATATAGCTGCCGGAAGCACTATCACCATAACTACGCATGATGGTGAGAGTACAACCTTTACGGCAACTACCGATGATCCCCCTGCCACTGATCTAGAATTTAGTCTTGGTGACCGTAGCAACAATGGTGTTGCCGACAACATTGCTGTGGGTCATGGTGGAGTAAAGGGCATAAATGCCTTGGCTGCGTTTAGCGCACCTAATCCTGCTGCTAACGTGATTACAGTTACGAGAGCTACTCCGGGAGGAGATAACGTAACAGTAACTTCCTCTGATCCAACTCGTATTGCTGTCACCAACTTTGTTAATGGGACGACGACTAAGAGGTACGTGGAATACTTTGATTCCACCGTTAACATGGACTCAGCCGTTGTAACCAGCGGTAGTCATAGCTCTGCTTCTGCAGCACATCTTGAGAATTGGCCTGTAACTATGACGGGTGATGGTGCTGTTGTTCCTAGCGGTACAGTCTCGAGTGGTTCTGTAGCTCTTGGCGCTACCTATACTGCTTCTGTTGTTGGTCTTGCCTATACGCATACGATTAAGACTCAGCCGGTTATTACAACAACTAACAGGGGTATTTCTTTAGGTCAGCAAAGAAGGACACATGATGTTATTCTTAGGCTGAACTCCTCACTAGGAAGCTCTGTAAATGGTGATGCCATCCTCTACAGGAAGAGTTCCGATCCCATGGATACGGCACCCCCGGTATTTACCGGAGATAAGCTAGTGT